TCAGCGGGGTGAATGGCAAGCCAGTAGTTGCGTCGGTCGTTGGGGTGGCCTGGTTTGCCATGGCGGCGCGGCTGAATGCCTTACCGCGAATGGCATAGGGGAGCACGCCCGTAGACGACAAGGTGGAAGTGGTGCCTGCGGCGATAGCCGACAAGCCCAGCGCCATGGTGAAAGGCGCAGATTGGAGGTTATCCATGATGGTTTCTCTTTCTTTGGTTTGGTTAAACAACCAACACGGTCGGGTCAAAAGCGCCCGGCGTGTTGACGTAGACAACGTTGGTGGCCGCTGCGTCCAGGGCGGTGGTGCCCCCGACAAAAGCTGCTGACGTTGGGTTTACGGTGATGAAGCCAATGATGGCTTTGCCAGGCGGCGTTTGCGGGAATCGCACCCCTGCCAGGGTCGTAGCCTCTTGTCCCATGACGGTAGTCAGGATACCCGACTGATCGACATAAAACACATAGGCGTTGAACCTGTTTTGGGATGTGGTGCCCGACAATGCAGCCATGGATGTACTGGCCGGGATGCTGAGAAGCACCCCGTTAGCCATTGCGGCCGTAACCGTAGCGCCTGTTTTTGCCAAGGGGCTGGCCGCGCCAAAAATGACGAGGCCAGCACTGCCCATGGTTTGGCTTGAGAGGCGATCTCCAAGTGCTGAAAGCACTCGAAGCAAAGCCAGCTTGTCGCCTTGCACGGACAACCCCGACAGGAAGCGTGTGATGGTATCTTGCATGGTGTTTCCTTTCGCGGCGGCTATTAAGCCGCTGGGTTGCGACGGGCAACGTTTGCTACAGCCATCCAGCCGTTGTTTTCAATCAGCACGGCCTTGTACCACTTCGTGCCAGCGTAACCGCGCTGACCGTGTGGGTCAGACTTCGATTTTTCGCCAGGAGGAAGGTAGGTTGGGTCGTTCGACTCTTTGCCACGCAGCGCAATTTGGCTCCACGCATCCTTGGCGCAGACGATGACTGGGTAAACGTCAGCGTTGGTTCCGGTGGTGCTGTACAAGTTCAAGCCGCCAACAACCGCGCCAGCGTTTTGCAAGCTGGGGAAGCTTGGGCTGGTGATAAAGCGGAAGCGTTCGCACTTGCCAATTTCAAATGGCATGGCCTGACCGCTTGCATACTTCTCCACGGGGGTGAAGTCTGGCAAATCGCGGATGTCGCCCTCCATGTCGGTGTGGCTGTACACAATGTAGCCGGCGCTCACGGGCGTGGTGTCGATGTCAGCAGAAGCGCCCAGCATGGTCGTCACTGGCATGGCACTGTTGGATTGCAAGTTCAGCACGATCTTTCGGATCAGACCCAGAGTCAGAGCGCCGTTCACGGTGCCAATGGAAGTGCCAACACCGCCAAAGAACTGATTGGTACAAGCCTTGAGAGCGCCGTAGATGATCATTTCGTTGACGAAGGTAAGACGTTCGCTAACCTGCATGACCATCTGCTCGGGGATTTTGTCCTCGTACATGTCAAAGGTTTGATCAGAGAAGCCATACAGACAAGAGTACTGCTGCATGACCACTTGAGTGTCTTGCGGCACAATGCTTTCAGGCAAAGGCGTAACGCCTTCGTTGGTTTGGTGCGCTTGCACAATAGCCGCAGCGCGATCACCGTTACCGTCTTGAAAAAAGCGGTTAATGGTGTTGCGGTCTGTTGCGGTTGCGCCAAATGGCAGCCAGCGGCGTGCCACGTAGGTGCGGCTTGAGTTTTTTGGCATTGCCACTTGTCGCCCGCCACGACCGAGAACTTCGGTGGGTTGTGCGTGCTTCAAAATAGCGCCGGCAAACTTCTCCAGTCGGCCGGGGTTTAATGCATAGGTTTGCATCGTCATGGTGATTTTCTTTCCGTTAAGCGCTGCCAGTATTGAAACCGGCTGCAAAGTTGTTTTCCTTGGGCGGTGGTGGCGGGTTGCCTCCAATGCCTTTAGGGGCTATCGCTGCTTGAAGCTGTTTTGTCCGTGTGGATTCTGTTGGCTGAAGTACAGGCTTATTTTTCGATTCGACAAACAAACGCAGCATCTTCTTTGCATCGGCCAGTCGGTCAGAGTCTGCCAATTGCTTGACATCATCTGGCTGCGTGCTTTCCCATGCCTTGAAGGCTTCGCTGTTTCTCTCGTCTCTCCAGTTGCCATCGACAACTGAATCAAGGGCTACGTCAATGCGCATGGCCTCTGTCTGCGCTGCTACTCGATCAGAAACCATTTTGTCAATGGCTGCTGGGTCGATAGATGCTCCACCCCTGAATTTCGCCAATAGTTTGTTCATGTCCTTTGCCTGCGTTTCCGCATACTCTTGACCGAACTCTTCGGCGATACCCGAGAAGTCTTCCGCTGTCACCTCTACCGATTGGCCTGATTGCATTTCTTTCAAAACGCGCTCCATACCGCCCATCTTTCCAAAGGCCGTGCCGAACTGCTTTTCCATCGTCGCATTGATTTCATCAACGCGGGCCGCTTTGGCCATTAGGTCGTTCAACTGGTCTTCGGTGATCTGTGCGTATTTCGGTGCTGGTGCTTCCAGTACTTTGTCTGCAATGTTGGCATCGTCTTGGTTCGGCGTTGCCGTGGAACCAGAGTCAAAACCTTGTGCAAATTCAGATACTGCTACCGGGTTACCTTCTTCATTTTCTCCTGCCATTTTCTTCTCCACAAACAAATAAGCTGCGTACAGCTAGGTCAACAACCGGCGCTCTCGCGTGGGTCGCTCTCATGTATGTCGTAGCCTTAATCGGCGGCGACAGGGACTTCTTTATCCATCGCGAGGTTGTTTCTCAGCGCTGCGATGCGCCCGCGCAGTTGCGCAGACTTTATAGGGTCACTCTCAGTTTCTAGATCTATATGGGCGCGTCCGATGGCGTATGTCCAGTGGGCCATCAGCTTTTTCCAGCAGTCGGTGCTTTTGTCGATCTGAGTGAGAATTAGATTCATCGTGCAAACGCCTGGCCGTCAGCCGCGCGCCCCGCTGGCTCGGTGGGTGGTGTAATTGCCGGGGAGGGGTTGCGGTGCTTGTGCAAGTCGGCACTCATAGCCTCTTCGGACAACTGCTTTTGAACGTTTAGCTTCATGGCTGTTTCTGCCAGCTTGGCTTTGACCTCTTCAAGTTTTAGGCTGTGCTTGTTGGCGTAGTCTAGTTGAGCCAGTTGCAGCTTGAGCTCCAGCTCTTTGTAGCGCACATCGGCCGTGACTGCGCTGCGCTGCGCTTCGGCATTCGCATACAGTGTGTCGCGGTCTGTGTCGGCTTGGCTCTTGGCCACGGTGGCTTTGTCGTGACCCTCCGCCGTCTTGATCTGCGCTTCGGCGCGAATCTTGGCTGCGGTAATGGTAGGGTCTTCTGGTGGCGGCTGCTTGGACATTGTTTCCAGCTCGGCCTCGGTGTAGGACACATCGCTAGGGTTCAATCGCTTACCACGAAGGTACTTTTCGGCTACCAGTTTTGGGTTCATCCCGTAAGCAGGGTCTTTGGCGAACGGCATTAACTGGGCAAACACCACCTCTTGAATGGCTTTTTCCACCATGGTGATACTGCCTTTTGCGTCAATCTCAAAGTCGCCTTTTTCGTCTTCTGGCACTGCTGGGTCTAAGCGTAGCCACTCGTACAGGTCTTTGACCAATGGCTCGGTGATGTTGTCGTCAATGGTGTAGGCAATGGAGCGGATCAGGGTGTGCGCGTTGTTGTCTTCCAACTCGGCTTGACCTAGCGTCTGAGGCGCATCCGGGCGGTCTTTTCCCTGCGATAGCAAGGGGATGTTGGTAGCCTGCTCTGCGAGCTGATTGGCATACATCACTAGGTTCATCAACTGGGTGCCGATGTTTGGCATCTGAAACGCATGGAAAACGTCCCTAACATCTTCTACCGTGGCTTCTGGATTGATGAACCACAACTTATCCGGCGTGATTTCCATGCGCCCATTGGCTGGGTAGACCGCATGTTGGTTTATAACAATTTGCGAGCCTGAGCTGACCCCGGCGTTATTGAACAGCGCGCGGGTGGCGGCCACAATGGAGCGCTGTGGCATTTCCAATTGCTCGGCGGCACCAATACCAATCCACGAACCATTACGGCGTGTCCATGGCATCACGCGGTATGGTAGCGAGCCAGACTCCAGCGGGTTAATGGTCGCCCTGATCACGGTATCGTTGACCATGGCGATGATGGCATTCACATCATGCACTTCGTCCGGCAAGTCGCCAATACCGTAGGCTTGAGCCACGCGCATGTCGTTGCGGTTGACCACGCCGGTGAAGTACCAGATGGTGTACTGTGCATCGCCTGGCTTGATCTTCCCGGTGTTCTCTTGCAGGTTGATTTTGTCAGGGCCCTCTGCCAGCACCTTGTCGATCTGCGCTGTAATGTAAATCGGCGTGTTGTCAATTTTTTCTTCTTTTAGCTTTTTTAGCCTGTTGGGGCTGATTCTGTCGCTCTCAAAAATGTAGTCGCCTTCGTGGATGTCTTCGCCGCATGCGGGGTCTGGGTAGATGTTCCACGGGCTCACGCGCTTCATGCCGGGGATAACCTTGGTCGTCTTTACCAGCTTCCCGGCTTTTAGGTGGAACTGGTTAACCATCTTGGGGAATGGGCCTTTGAGAACCCCCGAGCCAAACAGGGCAGAGTCGTGATGTACCTTGCGCATTTCTGCGGGGTAGTTTGATTCCAGCATCCAGTCATATATGCGTTTTTCAGCGCGCTTGGCTGCGGCATCAGATTTTTCGTTGTTGGCTTTGGCCAGGTCAACGTCTGTAGCCGGCATCATGGCCTGCTCGCCTTCTGCACCTGGGCGAAATACTTGCTGGCCATTTTGCGTCAGGGGTTTTGGGTCTTCGCCCAGGTCTGGTATTGGCGTAGCCTTGATGCTAAATGCCTTGTCGTCGATGGGCAGGGTGATCTCGCTGATCTTGGCCGCACCCATGTCCACGTAGCGCGCTGTCATGCGCACGTAGGCGGTTGATTTGAGGCTGGAAGTAGGGGCGCTGCTTGTCAAAGGTGCATTCATCGTCGTTGGCTTGGCCCAGCGCGCGCCAGAGAACTGGTGCCGGTTCATGTCGTCGATACCCAAGTAGGCTTCTTCGGCGGCGGTGAATATCACCTCTAGGCCGGAGGCTTTTCTTGCATCCACTGCGCCGTCTCGTAGCTGCGCAATAGTGACGCTCAGTTGGTCGAGTATGTCTTGATCGTGCTCAATGGGGGTAGCTCTATCATCAAAGCGCATGCGCCCAGTCTGGAACTCGTCGGGCATGTCTGGGTCAATGTAGGCCATATTTATCTGCGTCGAATGTAAGAGCCGCTACCGCCGCCGCTGGATGAAAGGGTGCCGGTGTAGTCGCTGCCGTTGGGGCCATACACCACTCCCAGCAATACCTCGCCTGGGAGTGGGAAGACTGGCACGCCGGTAAGAACACCGAAGTTGCCTGTGAACTGTGATTCCAGCATGCCTTGCAGACCCACCGAGAAGCTGACAATGAAATTACCCAGCGTCTCGGTGATCTGCGCGCCAACTACGCCGGTGTTGAGGTTGGCCGACATCTGGCCCACGCCTTGGCTTTCTTGAATGCCTGCCATCAGCTTGGATATTTGAACCGCGAGCTGGCCTTGGGTAAGCGCTTCTGAC